GATGATAAGGGCGGCAAAGGAAGAGGCCAAGCAAAGGCCCGCATTAATAGCCCAAGGAACGACGCCTATATACGCCCAGGGATGGATAACAGCTAGAAGGTGGGAGGATGCAAAACTTAATGTAGTTCCCGTAACCGGGGCAGATATGCCGGAGGATGCTACCTTGAAGGATATGAGGGAAATGGATGCATCGGGGGAGAGGATGGACCCGGAACTGGTAAGGGCAGAGATTAAGAAAATCGTTGATAGACTAGATTTCTAGGCGTTACGGGCGGCAAGTTAATCACAGATGGACAGAAATTACTTAATTAGGGGGATGAATGATGCATTTTTCAGACATGGTTGATGCGGTAAATGAAGCAAAAAGCATTGTAATGTATGGCGATAATGCAATAAGAAGGCTTGCTAAATTAATGATAAACAGGCTCCGTGTGTCAGGGGTTGACCACTTTGTTTTGTGTAAACTAAAAATAGAGTTGCGGGATTTTAACATGAGAACCGGCCAATGGAAAGAGTAGGGTTAACCCGAAGTTTAACGAAATTATCTAGGCTGAAAGGAGGGGGATGATGCAATATCTTTTAACGGAAGAGGAACATGAAGCATTGGCACCAACGGAACTCTATGCGAATCTTTTACATTCTGTGGAAATAATGGGGGAGACTCTTGTTGGTAGGCTGTGTCTTAGAAATACTAACAAACAAGCATATTGTAATTATTGTGATGAATGCCCATTACACGATTTAAAATACGATGTTGGGCCTATAAGAGACGGCCTATGTAAAAATCAAAAGGAATTTAGTAAATAAGGAGGCCAAAGATGCTGATTGATAATTGTGAGGATTGTGGGCATACATATGCTGAATATTGTGACGGGGCACTACATAAGTTTAGTGGCGATACTGAATGGGCTGTTCCGGGTGAAAACTGCCCTTATCGGAAGATTGAGGAGCTTGAGAAGGAAAACGAAAGACTTAAAGAAGAGGTAAGAGATTTACAAATAGCAATCTATAATTATGAGTAGCCATGAAACTATATTGCCCCAATTGCGGCGTTATAATCGAGGTTGAGGACGAGGGCTTTAGCAGAATATGCCCCAGATGCGGGCGAAGGATGGAGGTTTTATGGGTTTAGATATTGCCAAGATAGAGGAAATTATTAAGGAGCATATGACAAGCCAGCCAGAAAAAGCAACATGCTCGGAGTGTGGTGAACTCTTGGATTTTTCGCAAGAAGTTGATGCATGGTGTGATTTGCAAATTATTGTCCATCCTTGCGAATGCCAAAAACTTTTAAAGGAGGGTTAAAGGATGAATACAAGAAATATGGCTAGAAAGTTTCTTATGGACAGCGGATATGATGGCCTAGTACAGTTTGATGGTGAATGCAGCTGTAAAATAAGCGATTTAGTGCCTTGTTCCGGGGAAGATTTTTATAAATGTGAGGCAGGATATAAAGTCGACTGCAATTGTGATATGAATTGTGATTTTCACATAACAACAACCAAACCAAAGGAGGGTTAAAGGATGAAAGTAAACGGAGAGCAGGTTGAATTAAGGGAAGAAGACAGGTTTTTTAAAGATGTAACGCAAGACGACGGATTAGGGGCAGCAAGGGGCATTATTAACGGGGTGATTATCACGTTGATTGTTCTTTGCATCTTAGGGTTTGCATACAAGGTTGCGTTCGGCCAGGAGACCAAGGCAACTAGGTTAACTTTCGAATGGGACGCCAACACAGAGCCAGACCTGAAAGGATATAAGCTTTATAATGTGCTTCATCCAGAGATTATTTTAGTTGACATCCCGGCAGGGACCGAGACAGCGGCTATAGAAATACAGGCCACGGAAGGCCATGAGCAATGTTATTATTTACAGGCTTATGACTTATTAGATAACGAAGGTGGGCCAAGCAATATCGTGTGCAAAACTTTTGCATATCCTCCCGGCAACCCTGTCAATCTTGAAATGTCTATTCAAATTATAATTAATATCAATCAGCCGGGGGTGGTGGAATGAAAAAGAAATTAAGAGACTTGACGATTGGTGATATGTTTAACAACGGATGGATAAACAAAGCCGATAGCTTAACGGACACCATATTTAAGAGCCACAAAAAAGAGTTGCAAAGCTTCTTTTTGCTTCCTTTTTGGGAAAACCCGCATGATGATGAAAGATACTGGCTAACCCTGGAAGACCTTGACCAAGAAATCGAGGTGCCGGAATGAGGTGAAGAATTGAAATGACCGAGGCCGAATTAAAAAGAGATGTTAAGGCATATCTGGACAAAATGGGCTTCCATCATGTCCATTACAATACGATATTTTCTTCCAGGCGTGGCAATTATGGCTCCGCAAAGGGCATTCCGGATATTATAGGCTGTTATCGAGGCCGGTATATAGCATTTGAGCTTAAAGGAAAAGGCGGTAAGCCCTCAGAGGCCCAAAATAGGCAATTAGAGAGCATTAAGGCCGCAGAGGGTATGGGCATCATAGTGAGAAGCGTTGACGAAGTAGAGGCCGTATTGTGGGCCATAGATCAGATAATTGACGGGGGGAAGTAATGCCAGAACTTAACATGAAAATATCAGAGATGGTGAGATTAGCAGGGTTGGGCAGATCAACTATTATAAGATATAGGGATACTCCTGAAAGATTAACTGACGAAACCTTTAGAATTATCCATAAATTAGCAGCCGAGCGTGGTAAATATCTTGAGACAAACCCGCCGCCAAAGGAATCAAACCATGATAGGCACAAGAGAAGAGTGGAGCTGTTTAAATCCAAAGGGCTGATAGACATGACAGGAGGTTGGGGCTTTAAGCATAGAGGCTATACAATAGGCCCGTTTTACAGCGGTTATCGTTGTGAAGCCCAAAAGAAGTTATGGGAACTACAGAAGGTGGTTACAGAAAAGTATTTTGCTGTCATGGTGAAAGAAGATGAGCAACCATCGGGGGCACTCATTGACTTTCGTATGCCACCAGATTTTGGCATTTGAGCGTAAAGGATTGATGGACGTAGTTTAAATAAAAAATATTGGGGGTAGTTATGAAAATAGATTGGGAGAAGATATTAATAGTTACGCCTTCACATCGTTGTTCCGAGCAGCATGTGAACATCCTGAAAGAATACCATAGCCAGCTTGAGGAGTGTTTTTCGCGGCCTGACCATATTCATGAAGAATTGGAAGGAGGAAATACCTCGGAACCTGTTTATGTTGTTAAAAAGCCTCTTTGCGATTGCAACGAAAGAAAGGTTTTAGAGAAATATCAAGCTCTTTGGAAAAATAATAATTATTGGTGGAAAGCACCGGATCGAACTGCTTTTTCATTATCAACCAGGCAAGGCCCTATGCAAATTGACGATTGCCCCTGTTGCGATAACCCACTACCATGAAGGGCCTAAAAGATTTCCGCTTAATACTAGATATTGCAAGCGATTTAAAGCCCCTTTGTATCAAATTAATTAAAGAGTTGGCAACCATGATTGAGCTTAAAAATGCATTGTTTAGAAAGGAGATTGAAAGATGATGAAGATTAGTAAAGTAATATCAGAAAAAAACATGGGGGAATATATTATCAGAAACGAATTGGTTGAAAGCCCATGCATAGGCGACAAAGACATGGAAATGGTGAATTATTACTCGTCGTTTGATGGTTCTTATCTAGGCGCAAGACACAAAGGAAGGGTGCCTTTTCAGATTAAATGGATAAAAAAATATGGAGCTACTAAGTTTCAGAAGACACATAAAAGGCACACAACTGCATCAATATGTTATACCGAAGACTACAAAGGGGCTGGCCCGGCATGGATTGGGTATAGTCATCGGGCCGCAGTTCCTTTTCTCGTTGGTGACAAGATATATCAAGAAAGACACGCTTCGGGATGGCCAGCGAAGCGCAGAGAAAAGATATCATTCAACAGGCATGGAAGCGTAACAATTAAAACCATGGCACAGGCAAAACAAGCAGCTAAGAATTTTGCGCGGTCTGTGTCTTAACTAAAGAAAGGAACGAACCATGACGATTAAAGAATTTATCAATAGCATATTTACATGGTTAAGCATATTGGCCCTAATAATAAGTTTGGGGCATGTGACGGGCTGCAGTCATATAAAAACGGTCGGAATGATAGGAAATGCGGCCTGTGTGGGCATCGAGGTTGAATGCGCTGGTAACTATGGCAAAGACTGTGAAACGCTAAGGAAAGCCTGTTTAGGGGCCTCTGGGGCTATTGTCTATACCAAGGATTATGTAAATAACCTTGCGAGGCTCGCAGAGATTATCAGAAACCCGGTTAAGCCGGTGGGGGAATAAATGGGAAAATATAGAGATCGGTATAGAACAATAAATACCGAAAAAACCGATATGTTCAAACAGCACATTATCAACATGATTTTGTTTGAAGCCATAGACGAAATTTTAGAAAGACTGCCAGTGCCGCCGCAATGTGTTTGTCAGATGATGGCCGCGCAGCAATCGTGCTGGGTTTGTCCTAAATGTGGCGACTTACAAAGACCACTTAGTAATGGGCAGGCATAAAGGGGAAGCCATGAAACCTATCGTCGAGTTGATAAGGCTGGAAGAAAACGAGAAGTTTGGCACGTTTGGAATGCTTAAGATACAAAAAGAGATATTCTGTGCAACTCTTGAGCCTAACGATATGGAAAACCAACAGAATATATCGTCTATCCCGGCACAGCAATATACTTGCAAGAGATATAGTTCCGCTAAATATTCAAATACGTTTGAAGTTATGAACGTGCCGGGAAGGACAGGGATCTTGTTTCATCCGGGGAATAAATCAGAAGATACGGCGGGCTGCATTCTTCTTGGTATGTATTCAGACTATCTAAACAAGGTCCATAGGCAATTATTTGCGTCGGTAGAGGCATTTGGTAACTTTACAATGGTATTGGCTAAATATGACGAGTTTAATTTAACTATTATTGAGGTTTATTGAAGGGGGAGGCATGGCTATCTATCATTATTATGCAGAGGTTCTGGGCAAGCCGACGAAATTTACTATAGGAGGAATTATTGAGATAGACGGAGAAATTAAATGCGCCGAGGATTATTATCATCTCAAACAAGGCATAACAGAAAGATTCAACCTTAAATGCACACTGGAAAATCTTGCAATGGTAAGCCTAACAAAACTATAAAAAGGGGGAATGACCATGGTTGCAAAGAAAAAGATTATAGGAACGAAGACGGACAAAAAAGGTAAAAGCAAGAAGGCTGTCCAGGGGCTGACACAAAATATTATAGAAGGTTGTAATTTTGTTGGCGTTAAATGGGATGAGGCCGCTATTGATGCCGTTGATACTGTCGCCCTTGGGTTGGTTGAAAACGCCAAAGCAATAAGGGAAAACGCCCTGGCCCTGAATAAGCTTGCTTGCGTTCTTCTTGCCTCAAATGTCCATATCGAAACGATGATTAGGGTTGATCCGGGAAAGGGGGAGGCATGAAGAAGAAGGATAAACAGAAGGTTAGGAATAGATATTTTTGTAATAATGGCAACCAGATAGACAATATGTTTGACGCTATTGAAATGGCCTTTGATATTTTGGAGAGCCAATTTATACAAGAAATACAAATGTACGAGCATTCTACAATCATGAACGCATCTAAGTTTGTTGCCGACCATGAAAAGAAATATCATAGAACGACAACAGCCAAGCCGGAAGAGAAAGCCAAATGTGATGCCAGTGGGCCGTGTGATAAAGCCACAAAGAAAATAGAAGGAGGGGTATATAAATATGGTTCTGACTGTTCTTTGGGAATGCCATATGGAATAACGCTTATAACTTTCCATCACTGCCCCGAATGTGGGGTAGAATTGTTCTTTCCAACATTCACTTGACTTCCATCAAACAATGTGCTAAAGCTTAAATGTGATGTATAATTTTACAGTAATGTTTGGCTATAGGATTTTCTGATTTCGTGCCTTGGCCCTCGGCTTTTAGGCCTTGGGCCATTTTTTTAGGAGTCTATCATGCTTTGTAAATGCAAAGGTAAGGGCAAAGGTGGGAAGAAGGGGAAATGATATGAGCATGTCGATTCATACCACTAAAATTAAATGTATGGCCTGTGGTTATGAATCTGAAACTGTTCTTGAAGAAGATTTTAATTTCTATTGTGCTAAATGTGTTGAAGGAGTAGATGGGTTGATGGTTACAAAAAGGAAGCACAATAGACCCAAAATGGTGCCCTTAAAAGAGATGTAAAAACGAGTACTTAGTGGGGGTTTTCTAAAAGAAGACCCTAACGTAACATGTTTCGGGGAAAATGTCAAATGAAGATGGGTATGATTATATTTCCAAACGAGCTTTACCGAAAATATGTGGCCGCAATGAAACAAGCGGCCGTAATGCCGTTGTATGTTTGTTCAAGGGAAGAATTTACCAAAATGTATCCATCCAGAATATCTATTAAGTTATAGCTTTACAGCAGCAAACGAGGCTTAATTAATGGTTGAGAAGGCTAAGAAGAAACGAGGCAGACAGGGCGAAGGGGGAGGCCAACGTACTAAATATACTGATAAAATGCCTGATAAGCTTATCGAGTATTTTGATATAGAGCCGACAAGGACAACAAAGAGGATTATAACAACCAAGAAGGGTGATAGAATAGAAGAAGAAGTCGAAGTCGCAAACGACACTCCTTTAATCGAGGGGTTCTGTAGACAGATAAAAATATGCACATCAACCTTTGATAATTGGAAAGCAAAATACCCAAGGTTCATGGGGGCCTATAAAAGAGCCAAGGATTTACAGAAATATATATTAGTAACTAACGGCATTTCGGGTAGATATCCACCCGGTTTTGCCTGCTTTGCTGCTAAGAATATGATCGGATGGAGAGACAAGCAAGAGTTTGAGCATTCAGGGAATATAACCGTGAATGTTGTTAAGTTTGGAAAGGGGAAATGAAAGAAATAAACCTACCTCATAATAACTGGCAGCCAAGAGTTGATCAGATGGCTCTTTGGGAATACCTAGAGGATGGCGGCTTGCGTGCTGTTGAGGTAGCCCATAGACGTTGGGGTAAGGACGATGTAGCCCTTCACTACACCGCAACTCAGGCCGTTCAAAGGGTGGGCAATTACTGGCATATGCTACCCCAATACGGACAAGGCCGGAAAGCCATATGGGATGCTATCAACCCCAAGACGGGGTTAAGGCGTATAGACGAGGCCTTCCCGGTTCAATTACGCAAGAACACCAACAAACAAGAGATGAAAATTGAACTTCTTAACGGCTCTATATGGCAAGTTGTCGGTTCAGATACCTACAATACAATTGTCGGGTCTCCACCTATCGGGCTGGTGTTATCAGAGTGGGCTATTGCTAACCCTATGGCCTGGGCCTACCTTGCACCCATCTTGGAAGAGAACGGCGGCTGGGCAATATTCATATACACATCCAGGGGCAACAACCACGGCAAGTCCACTTACGATCACGCATGCGTAACCGAGGGTTGGTTTTCACAGAAGACGCCCGCAACAGACACGTCGGTATTCACCGAGCAACAACTAAGTAATATCCTTACAGAATACAGTAAGATATTCGGCCCGGAGCTTGGTGTTGCAATGTTCGATCAGGAATACCTATGCTCATGGGAAGGTGCCGCATTGGGCGCCTATTTCTCTATACAGATGAAGGAAGCTAGGGCAGATGGTAGGATTACAAGGGTGCCGCATCAAACAGGCCAAGAAGTGTTTGGCTTCTGGGATCTTGGCATCGACGACTCAATGACCATCTGGCTTATGCAAATCATAGGGCAAACGTTCAATTTTATAGACTATTATGAAAATACAGGCTACGGCCTTGAACATTACTCGAAGGCCCTTAGAGGCCTAATCCCTGGCTCTGAGCATAGGCAAAAATATATATACGGCGGCCATACCATGCCCCATGATGCAGAGCAAAGAGAGATGACAAACAGCGAGATAGCCTTGAGCCGTAGAGAAGTAGCTGAAAACCTTGGAATTACACCTATTGAGGTCATACCGAGGGCTAAGAACATGGACACCATTGTCCAAGTCCATATTCCTGCGGTGAGAAATATCCTGGGCCGGTGCTATTTTGATGAAACTCTATGCGCCCAAGGTATAAATTGCCTTGAGAATTACCGGTCAGAGTATGACGATGTTAAGAAGAAGTTAGGCAATAGGCCTGTACATGACTGGTCAAGTCATGGTGCAGACGGATTCAGAACGTTTGCGGTGGGTTACAAGGATAAGGTAGGCCTTGAAATGGACGACCATCTTAACCAAAACACACAGCTTCATGGTCAAGATGTATGGATGGCAGGATGAAAGCTCCTAAAGACTGTGTAGGCATAGCACATTACATAGCCCAAAGGCTTTGTGCGATCTTTGGGATCATAGAACAAAGTCAGACCGTGGCCATAAATGTAAGGACCATAAAGGAATAAAGTATAAAAGGAGGGCATGAATCATGAAGATAGCCGAAATAAAGACGTGCATTGTAATTAGCAAGGACGGAATAGAGATTAAAATGAAATGCAAAGAAGCATGGGAGCTAGTAATAGCCCTAAGACAATTTCTAATTGACAATGGACACCCAAAACCGTAAATGAACGCAAAAAAGATAGTTGAATCCACTTTAAGCCGGATGATAGACAATGCCAAGAGGGCAGGTATCCCGGCAGAGAAGAACGAGCATGGCAAGATAGCTTTCGGAAATCTGGGCCTAAACGTTCATGAAGACAATAGCCCCTGGATACACATTGTTCATTCGAAGGCTCATGACTGCCTATTATGGCGAGATTTAATATATAACGGCTTAAGTAAGCACATGGTAAAATCCAGACAGTTTGTTCATTCAGGCTGTCAATCTTGTTTCAAGGTAATAGCTAGGCCAAAGACGTACTACGAAATGCTCAAGTTGGAACAGGCCATGTTGGAGCAGTACTGGCCTTCCAAGATAGGGATAGAGGTTAGGCCTTACGTAAAGGGCCTGTATGGGGCTTATTTCTACAACATAGGCCTGGACAACGCAAAGGAGACGGAAGTACGCGTAATGGAGCTTGTAGAGGCCACAATAGGCTCCGGCGTGGTAGTTTACACCAAGAACGGCTGCACAGAGATGGAAATAGAGCAAGGACGCTCCGACAAGTGGAATACAACGGTCGTCCAGCTAGAAATAGAACGCATGATGGAAGCTTTAATCCATGTGCCTGACCAGGTGCCACAGACGGACGCTATAAAGGACAGTATCAGAGAGAAATGGCGGGCATTTGCATGGAAATACGACCCTACCTACATGGGGCCAGGTAAGAATAAAGAATGTGTGAGATATTAAATGGGTAGTTTAGTACAAAAAGAACTGCTATCACAATATACAACAACGCTCGGTGACGGTGATGGCATAGCTGATGCTAAATATCTGATCGGTGGGAAGAGTACTAATTATTACGTAGGCAATATCAATTTCAATAAATGGGATGACGAGGCGTGGGTTAATATAAACCCCAAGCAAATAAACTTCCAAACAGCATCTAAAGAAGTCTTTACAAACGGGCTTATCCAAGTTGAGGCTAGCGGGTTTAAGTTTAATACATATGTAGATACAAACGGTAGACTTGAGCATGAGATTGTTTTCAGAGAAAGGCCCGCTCTTGGCCACTTCGATCATGAGTTTATATGTTCCAACAATATCTTCTGTGACAAACAAACATTAACCGAAGAAGACATAAAAGCTGGTCATATAAGACGGCCCCATATTGTAGATTCTATTGTTGGTTATATTAACAAAAGAAACAACAATTATAAAATGGGCAAAATTTTCACATTATACCGGCCTTGGTTGATAGGCGATAACGGTGATTGGAGATGGATAGACCAAGCAATAGAGAACAACATATGGCGTAAAGACTGGTCTTCTTTATCTCAATGGCTGGATAATGCCAAATATCCGGTAATTTTAGGCCCGACGATTGGAAATACTAATTGTGGTGCTTCCGGCCCACTAGGTATCAACAATACGGCACGAGGGGTTAGAGGCACCACAGACGGTAGTGGTGGTAATGCCTCAAAAATTACAGCTTGCCTTGAAAGTTGGGGGTCTGGCGATCCTGTAGGCGGTGCTATTTATGCAGAAGGCTCAGACCCAATTGACCTTGAAGGAAATACACCCGATGATGATACGGGTGGGACAAATGGGCAGTTTCATGATTTTACTTTTTCCGTAGAGCCTGCTCTGGCCGCAACAACGGACTATTATTCAGTAATTAAAGCAACAGCCTCTGTTGAGGTTTGGTACGACAGCACTTCAACCAATAGGGTTTTTGGTGAAATTATAGGGGCATGGACAGATCCCTGGGAGCCTTCGGGTGGTCATGGGTCTAGTACTTTTCACTATTCTGTTTATGCTACCTATGAAGGGGTTGGTGGGGGTAGAATAATGAGCAGTCTTGTCGGTCCCGGAGGATTAGTTTCTTCCGGCGGCATTGCAGGACATGGAGGAGGATTAGCAGGATGATAGATTTTCCTTTAGGCGAAACAATAGATTTTAAATTCTCCACACGAGCTTTCGCAACGGGTGTTCCGACTACTTTAGCTGGGTCTCCCGTTATCGACATATACGAAGATAACGACACAACAGAAATTACAGGAGCGGAGACCTTAAGCGTTGATTTTGATGGTATAGCCGGATTTCATAATTTGCGCATTGTTGCAACGGGTGGCAACGGATTCGAATCAGGCAAGAGCTATGCTGCAGTTATTTCGACCGGAACCGTAGGCGGTGTATCGGTAGTTGGCGAAACGGTGGCCCAGTTTACGATAGAGCGGACAGCAGCTCTTATGCCGACAACGGCAGGAAGGACGCTTGATATATTAGCAACCGGAGAGGCCGCCGCCAATCTAACTCATATAATGGATGTTATTCTAACCGAGGGTGGGGCGGGGCAATTATCCGCCGCATTTATTAAGCTGTTCGATGTTGCTGTGCCTTTGTTGGTAGCTGACGAAGTTATGAGAGGCACAGACGGAGCAAATACAACGGTTCCCGACGCTGCGGGGGTAGCCGGAACAGCCGTGGAGCTTGCAAAAGTGCCTAAATCAGACAGCAATGTCTCTTGGAACGCAACAGCCTTGGCAGCCATATTGGCAGAGGTTACGGCGTCGATAGTGGCTCATAATCTTGACCATCTTTGCCTTACCGCAACAGCCGGGGCAGATATGACCACAGAGGTTGCCGACAACACCATTTTTAGCCGTATGCTTGCAAATGGCGACACAAGCGCGTTTGCTCCTTCCACAGACGGCTTACAGCCTATTAGAGATAGAGGCGACGCGGAATGGGTAACAGCAACATCGGTGACGGTATCGGACAAGACCGGTTTTAGCCTATCAACCGCAGGGATTAACGCCATTTGGGACATTGCAAGCGCATTAACCTTAGATTTTGGCACACTCCTGGAAAGAACGTATCAGCTATTAAATAACGAAATGAACGTAACCAACGCAACCGGGGCCGTAGCATTAAGGAATTTGGCAGATAATGCAGATATTGCAACCGGTAGCATAACCGATGGCGGGGTAACAACCTCAAGGGCGGCTTACGCATGGGTATAAAAGAACAACAGAAACATAATAACCCAGTAGGTGATTTATTCAAAATGGAAGAGATTTTAAGGCCTTATCGCTCGGCGGGCACAAAATCACATTCTCACAAAATGTCGATAGAGTCTTTATATGGAGCTTTGATAATTACCAACAAAATACCGCCCGACATTGCAGGGGCTGTGATTAGCAAGACATTAAATGATATTAGTCATGGCGACCTCGATTTTCCGGGGACCGGTGAGTATGGATCAAAGAACAGGGAATTATTTAACCATATTCGGGGGAAATGCCTGGAATTGATAAACAAGGGTGCAATGAATCAATCATTAGCCCAAGAGAATTACCGAGTATCGTGTGTTTTGAATCATTGCCCGGTCAGATCCAGGGCGCCAGAGAGACCGACTAGGTTTGGACGAGTAAAGGCGTGGTTTATGTTGCCAAGGGTGGGTGTTTTGCCCGGAACCGTGGGGATAACTGCTTTATTTGTCGGGTATGTGTATAAAACAGAGATCGTTACCCTTATCATAGGATTGCTTAATGGCCTCATATGACGGCATAGAGACGGACGCATTTGTAACGCAGGGTGTTTTAGCATCTTCCTTTGTAAGCGCAACAGGGGGCGAGAATATAGCTTCATTATTCGCTTCTCAGGGGATGTTAGAGACCGCCCCGGTACCGGTTGCCCCGGTGGGCGGTAAATTAAGGGGTCAGGTTGCATGGCTTCTATATTGGTTAAGGAGAAGGTAATGCCAAGGCCCCCTGAAGATATAGTGACGGACGATGAAAAGGCACTGAAATTAATTGATGAGTTAAATGCTTTGATAAAAACGGGGCATTTCACTAGACAAGGTATAGAGTTTATCGATGCATTTTCGCTAAAACTTTTTAAAACTACCAACAGGAAAAATATATATAATAAATAAAATTTAGGGTTTCTGTAGCTCCCGGCCAGGAGTGAAGGAACGAAAGATAATTAAGCGGGCAGCATGGTGCCATGTCACTGTGCTTGCCCGTTTTTTTATGCCCTACAAAGGAGAATACAATGGCAAACGAAGCGCACAAGTTCAAACTTACAAAATTGATAATTGCTAGCGGAGAAACAGATTCGGAAACCATGAGTTTAGAGCCATGGACTACGTTTGTAGGCGTTAGATTTCCAGCCATGGACGATGGTTCCTGTTTTATTCATGTTGCTCTTGACGGCACTAATTTCGACCCAATTATAGACCCTGCAGACGGAGCAGATTATATAGTTGCTGCATCCGGGTCGGACCCTTGTTTTGCTGATATTTCAGACTATATCAGAGCCGTTCCGAGGGGATACACGCTAGGTTTGATAAAATTTGTATGTGCGGCCCAAACTCCGGCAATAACGCTGACCATAGTTGAACAGAGCTAAGGATAAGCAATCATGCCCAAAGATGAAGTAGTTGATGCCAGGGAAGACAAAAACTCGGAACCTGATTTCATGCAAGAAGTCCGGGAGAATTTCGAGTGGGTATCTAAATATGAGACCAAAAACGTTAGTGACGCCGTTGACGATCTTGAAAACCTTAACGGCGAGCAATGGCCTGCGGAAATTAGGAAACAGAGGGAAACGGACGGCCTGCCTACGCTGACGGTTAACAAGCTCCCTGGTTTTGTAGATCAGGTAAAGGGCGATGCCCGGTTAAACCAAATGCAAATCAAGGTGAGGGCTAATCATCCCGCCGGACAAGACCAACTAAACGATAAACCCATAGATACAGCCAAGATATATAACGGGTTAATCCGTCAGATAGAACAAACATCTAATGCGCAGGCTGCAAGGAAGACCGCCGCGGATGGAGGCCTGCAAAACGGGTTTGGTTATTACCGTATCGTGGCCGATTTCGTTGATGATGATACCTTTGATATGGAGTTGAAGACAAAGCGCATTAAAAACCAGTTTTCATGCCTTGTGGACCCCATGCACGAAGAGGTAGACGCCAGGGACGCTAAATGGTGGTTTATCTCTCAGGAAATACGCAGAAAAGAGTTTAAAGTTGAATATCCCAAGATCGAGCCTTCACAATTCAAGACTAGTTACGCCACCGGCCCCCATTCTTATTGGGTCAAGGATGATCTTGTCAGGGTGGCCGAGTATTGGGTAAAGAGGCCGTTTAAAAAGGAACTTGTATCGGTTCAACTTGAAGACGGTTCTCAGGAAACATATGAGGCCGAAGAATGGAACAAGGTAGAAGACGAGTTTAAGGACGCAGAACAGCAAGCGCATATGGCTATAGGCCCACAGGGTGAGCAAATACCACAGCCCGGGCCCGCCCCGGAAGGGTCTGGATTTGAGAACTTTACAATCAACAAGGCTCCTACAGTAGTTAGGCGAAGGACTGTTAATTCCCATGTCGTGGCTCAATACATCGTTGACGGCACACATATAATTGACGGTCCCAGGAACGACCAAGGCAAAATTATATTAAACTTTAAGACCTGGGCAGATATTAAAAAAACAACCGCAAACTCTGTTACCGGAGAAAAGGAAACGAAATATCGGGATTATATATGGCCTGGTAAATATATACCTATTATCCCTGTTTGGGGTAAAGAGTTACAGATAGGCAACCAGACCCATAGACGGTCATTAATACGCTTTTCTAAGGATTCTCAAAAAATCTATAATTATGAAAGAACCGCTGAAACCGTCCGGGTGGCGTTGGCAAAGATACCGCCAGCGATATTGACTAAAATACAACTCAGCACGTTTGGCGATATGTGGAGATCGGCCAAGAATTTAAAATATTTACTCTATGAGCCTGATGCAAGGCCGGGGGCTGTGCCTCCATTCTTCCCACAACCGCCCCAGATATCTTCCGGCAATGTGTTGTTAAGTCAGACTGCCAGCCAAGACATGAAGGACACAATGAGCATCCAAGATCCTACTTTAGGTGTAGGTGGGCGCAGAGACGAGTCGGGAAAAGCCAAGTTAGTAGAACAAGCAAGGTCTGGGGTAGCAAATTTCGAGTTTACAGATAATTTAAAGAACGCCGTTAAGCTCGAAGGTGATATTTACGTTGATGTGATCCCTTATTATTACGACGAAGAGCGAGTAATTTTAATTCTAAACGAGGACGGCACCGACGAATTTGTCACTATAAATCAAAGAGTTAAAGACGAAGATACCGGCGAAATTGTAGTTTTAAACGACATGACCCAAGGGAAATATCTTGTAACCGTAACCGCAGGGCCGAGTTATACCACGCAACGAATTGAAACCGCCGAAGCCCTGACAACACTGACCGGCAGCGTAAAAGATCCAATCGCAGGCTTGATATTGCTTACTAAGGTAATTAAAAACATGGACTGGCCGGGAGCGGACGATACCGCCGAAGCCCTTGAAAATCTGTTACCGCCTCAATTCAGGGATTTAAGCGACGAAGAGAAAAAGAAGTTAATAGATCAGGCGCAGCAAAGCCAAGGCCCTAATTCGGAGCAGATAAACGACGCAGCTAAACTTCAAGGCCAATTACTTAAAAACGATGAAACCAGGCTGGATATTCAGCGTAAAGAGGCAGAACAGGGAACAAACGTTGAAAGATTACAAGAAACTATGGATACGGTTAATAACTTTCTACAACAGATGCAAGGAGGACAACAGGGTGGCCGATGACGGAAGAATAAGAGAGGGAGACCTTGAAGCATTAAACAGGCACATTTCGAGTAAACAGACCAATGAACGACTTCAAAGACCTGAACATCATGTAGGTCATTATCCGGACCAGGGCCGTATAGCTCATGACGGTGCCGGTCGAAGGATATTTTTTAATAATGTTAATGGAATGCCTAGAATAACGCATTATGAGGATTAATAAACACCCAGACCTAAGCCGAGGGCAAATTCGGCGTCAAATTCGCCTTGGAGGGCGCTAAAATGCCAGATGACAATTTAAACATAGACCCCGATCCCATTGTGGATCCAGACCCTAACCCTATAGACGATCCGGCAAACGTTAATGCCGATCCGGCCGTGATAGATGGAGATCCGGCACCTCCCGGTGATGAGCCCACCGATGATCCACAAAAAGGCGGCGCTCAAAAGCGTATTACCGAATTAAATTCAAAATGGCGAGCGGAACAAGAGGCCAGGGCAAAGTCAGATTCGGATGCTGCATATTGGAAAGGTGTTGCAGAAGGCAAGTCACAACAGCCAGCAGCGCAGCCAATTACGCCGGAGCCTAAAGAAGTGGTCAAGGCGGTGCCCATGCCCCATGAATATGACACCAACGATGAATACTCGGCAGCATTGACAAAGCACATTAATGAGCAGGTTTCGTCGGGCATTAGCAAAGGAAGCCAGGAACATACGCAGCAACAAAAGTCTACAGCCAGGATGGATCAAGTCATGAATGCAGCGGGAGAAATGCCAGGTATTGTTGATCTTGCTAATAGTTTTAACGCTAACCCGTTCATGACGGATGTAATGATGGATGCTGCGGACGGACCGAACTTGCCGAAAATATTCAATTATTTAGGCAGCAACCGAGCCGAAGCCACTAAAATCTTACGCTTGCCAGCCGCGCAACAGGCTAAAGAGATCGGTAGAATCGAGGGTAGGCTATTAACGCCTAACCCAAAACCAAAAACAAACACAGGTGCCCCCGCTCCTACCAAAACGGTTGGGTCTGGTGTAGGTGATGCCAGAACCGAAACGGACCAGAGCAAAATGACATTAAAAGAAAAAATGGCTGTCTGGGACAAAAAACGGCTGGAAGACAGGGGCATGAAACGATGATAAGGAAAGAAAATTATGGCTGATGTTATTTTAACCCACGATATGGTGGCAGACCGGGTATTGTTCGATATGTTGAACAAACTTACCCTTGCTCGTCATGTATACACGGGGTACAAGGAAGAGTTCCATTCAGTAGGCAGGTTTCAAAAGGGAAGTTCGGTCAGGGTGCATTTACCCAATAAATACCGGACCCAATCAGGGCCGGATATTACCGGGGCAGTACCGGATCAGCAAGAGAATGAAGCCACAATCACGGTTGACGTTCATGACGTTGTACCTCTGGACTTCACCGCACAGCAATTAACCCTTGATATTGAGGACTTGAGCCAAAAATATCTGTCAAAAGCTGCAAACGCGCTGGCCCAAAAGGTCGATTATAACGGTTGTTCGGAGTTTGTCAATCTTTATAACTCGACGGGAACCCCCGGCACTTCGCCCTCTACTTTTGGTGTGCTTGCAGATTCTGGGAAACGCATGGATCAAGAGGCCGTACCACGTGATGATAGGGTGGGGATTTTCTCCCCGGACGCTCACTGGTCAATGGCAGATGGTGAGTTGAAGTCCATATTTCAGCAGCAAGTTGTTGACGATATGGTCCGCAGGGGCTTCATCGGACGCTTTGCGCTCACTGATTTCTTTATGGATCAGAACATCAAGAACCATACGACCGGGAACCAGGCAACCAGAGCAGACGGCACAGCCACAGTACAAGTAAAGACTCAGCCCTCCGAAGGCGACACGGCTATTGCTCTTAAAGGTCTGACCGCATCTACCGGCACCGTAGCCGCAGGAGACGTTTTAACGCTTGCCACGGTTGCGGGCGTTAATCCCGAAAGTGGAGACGCTTGGGAAGGTAACACTTTACGTCAATTTGTATGTACCGCTTTGGCTACGGCAGATGCCTCCGGAGATGCTACAGTAAGCGTAAGTCCTGCAATTATCTCAAGTGCGGCTGCTGTCAAAATCAGGCCGTATCAAACTGTTAACGACATTCCCGCTGTTAATGATAATGTCACCATCACGGGCGCCGCTTCCACGGCATATTCCCAGAACATTATCATGGACCCTGATTGTTTTGCGCTTACTATGGTGCCGTTTAAGAGGCCCGATAGTGCTGGGCAATCGGTCAAATGGGGATCTGCATCTGAGGAAAGGCTTGGCTTGTCGGTTACGTTCTCAAGTGGGTTTGATATCCAGACTTTCATCGAGTATTACCGGCTTGATGACCTGTATGGATGGGACACTCCACGGCCTGAACTAGGTGTGAGGCTTTGGGGTAAATAAGAAACAACATGGTTACTCCTTAGATATTGCATAAGATCATAACTAAACGGATGGCCCCCCGGAGTAACGACCGGGGGAGACATCACAAGGAGACAGTAAAATGGGTTTAAATTTAAGATCGAGTCCTTTGGCTTGGATTCGGAAGTCTAACGCTATTGATTTTGGCGGGGCAAGGATTCAAAACTCTAGCCTAAATCAAATCCCTGGACAAACATATTTCGTTTCCAGGAATGTGCTTGCTTCTGGCGATGGCAAGTCTTGGACAACCGCGTTCAAAACATTAGGCGAGGCTATCAAGGCTGTTAATGACGCATACACTGATGGGTTTGCTAACGCATCAGTCCCAAACAGGGGCAGAAACACGTTAATTTTGATTGATGAGGGGTGGTATGGTGAAATCCCGCTTGTATTGACTGCCAACGACTGCACCATTGAATCCGCAGCCCCCGGTCATCACGATTCAACCGTATTGTACGGCAGCGCAACGGGCGGCGGGTTTGATATTACTTCGGGCGGCCCGGCCTTGTCGATCAGGGGCAATAATTGCAGCATTATAGGCCTTGGAATGTTCACCCACGATGTTCTGTATCCTTCCTTGAGAATCGGTGGCAACGCAAGTGATGCCGATGGCCTGGGCGTTTCTACCGTAGTAGGTAACGCGGTGATTGGATGTAGTTTTATCAGAGACGTTGCAGACGGCTCCTTGGGCGGCATTCTTGACTATCAGGCAGATGGTTCTTTGATAGAAGGCTGTTTCTTTTCAACCTCATGCAAGGATTATGGCGTCCGATATGCAACCAACGGCGTTATCAATCCTGTTAATCCAGTTGCTCAGTTTAACCGTATTGTCGGGGCACCCACAGGCTTTCAGCAGGACGCAGGACATAACGCATTTTATTACAATAATTTCTTCTTCGATGATACCAGCGACCGGGCAGACACTTGCGATACCCCGATTGTAATTGATGCTACCAGCGGCCAGGCATGGAACAACTATGCTCAGGGTGTTGCCGCTGCTAACGTTGTAACCGGAAACGGAACCATCCTTGAGGTAAGGAACTGGGGTTCCGATTCATAGACTAATCTTTAATCGGGGGCTATATGCCCCCTTAGGAGCCCAAAATGGCTTATGAATGGCCTAGAAACTTATGTAATGGTCAAGGTGTCCCTTATGAGAAAATGCCTAGCGTATACCTTGAAAAGACCGGTGTTAACGGCGATATAGTTGGGGCCGATACCTTTTGCACCCAGGCCGAGGTGGATGCTGCATGGGAAGAAGGATACCATTCACCGGGAAAGCCCTGGACCAGGGATGTGGACCCCCCCGCAGCCCCCAAAGAAGCTGCCCCTATACAGGAAGAAACGACAGAGATAGATACAACAGCCGGGCCAGATACAGAATTAGAAATGATCCCGGCAGGCCCGGAAGAGTTTATTCGGGAAGACGACCTTGACGAAGAAGAAACAATACCCGTTGTCCCTAAACGCCCAGGCAAGAAAAAGAAAAAAGGATAGCCTATGGCTGCAATATCCGCACTAGATATAATAAAAAGAGCCCTCAGAGAAATCAGGGTTTTAGGTGTCGGTCAACCCGTATCGTCAAATGATGAGGCAAACGCCTTTGCTCGGCTAAATAACATATTAGAGGCCATAAGTTTAAGCGATAACAAGCTATATGCCGACACAGAAGAAGAGCAAACCCTCACCGCGGGGCAGGCCCGGTATACGGTAGGGTCAGGTGGAGACTTTAACACGAACAGGCCTTTATCCCTCTCTAATGATATATTTATCAGAACTACCGGAAACTCAGATTATCCTGTTAGGCTTTTAACGCAAGACGTATATCGATTTGAGAAGACCAAGGAAACCACGGGTCGGCCTCGAATAATGACGTATACGCCTGAATTTCCTCTCGGGAAAATATCTCTATACCCCACCCCAGGCGATTCAACAGACGTTTTGCATTATCGGGCAAATGTGTTGCTAGAACAATTTGCAACAGTAACAACGACAATCAATTTCCCCCCAGGCTATGAACTTGGAATAATAACACGCCTTGCAATCGCTATGGCGCCACAAAAGGGAAAAACTGTATCGGCAGAGCTTGCCGCAACGCACACGGACACTTGGGAATTGATAGAAAGTAAAAACGCTTCTTTAAACGAGAATCAGCCTGCAAGGCTTGACGAGCTTGCGGTATTGGTTGGACGTAGACGAACAGGCAATATTTTAACAGGAACCTATTAAGGGGATATCATGCCAAAGGGAAAAACCAGCAAACCAGTAGCTACACCAAAGGTGAGTAAATCAAAATCGATAAGAGTTGAAAAGGTTAGTAATGGCTTTGTTGTATCAACATATACCGATACCGGAGAACATGCGAAAATTGCAAAGACACAAAAAGAAGCTGATAAATTTGTAAAACAAATGCTTAAAGTGAAATAAAATGCTTAGACAAGCAATAAATTTCAATGGGCCTGCATATACCGACATATCTAAATTTATGTCCGGCCAGGAATGCGTTAATTTCTATCTCCGGCCGTTCCCTGATAGCGAGGGCGGCGGGTTTGCGCTTGTCGGCACTCCCGGCATGGTAGAGTTCTCAGACACAGGCACAGGGGCAGAGGTTAGGGGCCAGATAGCGACAACGAACTTTATTTATACCGTATCCGGGGCAAGCTTCTTTAAAGTAGACAGCGCAGGCACAGCCACGGAAGTAGGGGCCGGGACGATTACAACCAATTCCGGGTTTGTGTCTATGGCAACCAACGGCGTTGATGTTAGCTTTGTCGATCAATCTCGAAATTTATATGTTTACGACATTGCAGCGGATACGTTGATAAAGGTCAACGACCCCGATTTTCCGGGGGCAACAAAGATTACTTTTATTGCTGGCTATTACTTTGTTAACAAGGCGGGCACCCAAGAAATACATCAATCTGCTTTCAATGACGGCACTACTTGGCCGGGCCATTTCGACAGCGCAGGCCAGGATTCAGACATAATTATAGATATAATCGCAGACCATGCGGAACTAATGGCGATTGGCGCAGGCTCGATAGAGCCATGGTATAACGCCGGACAGGGTGGGTTTATCCTTTCAAGAAGACAGGGGGCATTTATAGAACAAGGCGGGGCCTCTCCCTTTTCCTCAGACAAGGGAAACAACGCTTTTTTCTTCTTAGGACAAGACAAAAACGGTGGCGGCCATGTATTTCAAGTTTTAGGATTACAGCCACAGGAAGTCAGTACGCCAGGGATCGCCTACCAAATATCTCAACTCAGCAAAATAGACGACGCCACAGGCTTTGTTTACGAGGCTGATGGACAGACCTTTTATATACTTACTTTCCCGGAGGCCGACAGGACATTTGGATATGATATAGGCAACCAGCAATGGCATGAACGATCTTCGATATTAACCACGGCTGGCATCACAAGAGATGGACGTTGGCGGGCTAATAATCATTCGTATTTTAAAAATAAAAACATAGTAGGGGATTTTGAAAACGGCAAGCTTTATGAATTAAAATCAGATACTTACGACGAAGAGGGCAAGGAAGTAATAGCAATACGAACAACAGCTATTGCAAGGAAGAATCAGGATTCTATTACTGTCAATGAGTTACAAATATTAGTAGAGCCGGGAACAGGCACAACGGCGGGCCAGGGAGAAGACCCTCACATTATGCTGTCATGGTCTTACGATGGCGGCTTTAATTTTGGTAACGAAGTTCATGTACCTATAGGTCAAATTGGTGAATATGCCAACAGAGCTATTATAGGGCCTCTAGGACAGGGCCGCAATTGGGTGATTAAGGTCAGAATATCAGACCCCGTAAAAAGGGTTATTGTAGGGGCTTTTGCAGACATAGAGGTTGATAATGACTAGGTTAATACTGCCTGCCATACCAAGAACAGATATGTATATTAATAATGTTATGGCAAGGGAATGGCAGGATTTTTTCAGAGACCTTATGAATCTGTTGGGTGGGGATATTGGAAGTCTTAGAGATCTATGGTCGGCCGTTGCGGCAGGAGTTTACGACGTCCCTGTTAATTATGGCAAAGATATAGAAGAAATCAAACGGAAGCTGGAGACAATTCCAAGCGGGAAAAATTATGCCAAAGATATTGACCGACTAGAATTATTAATAGTATCCAACGCTTTAACCCCTTCACAGGATGAAGAAATGGAGAAAATATACACTTCCATAGGTAAAAATAAGATACAAAAAGATTTAACATTTTCTAACGATACCGGAACTGTCAGCCTGTTTACCGTAACCGGAGATGTGTTTGTGGGCCTCATCCCTGTAATTACAACGGATGTGACCAGCGCGTTATCGGCAGACATCAGCCTTGGTGTAGTCGGCAACACCAACGCCATGATAGTAAACAGCCTATCCACGGGCCTTGATGCTAGGGGAATATGGGTGGACCAAACACCGGATAACGAAATAGAGCCTCTCGACAGGATAAGGTCTTATATAATCACAGACGGCAATGACATAATATTAACCCTGAGCGCACAAGTAGACGCCGGAGCAATATCTTTTTATTGCTTTTGGACCCCGCTAAGCGCGGACGGGTTGGTGGAGGCGGCGTAATGGCAGAACATGTAGCAGGACGAGCGACGACCTTTGATAAGGTGGAAATCCTAGAAGAGCATATGCACTCGTTAGCTTGTGTTTATCCTACTCTTGCGGCGGGTGTGCTTGTAGAAAGTGACGCTGTATCCTGGACTCTTGGTGGTTTTGTAGAGATTATCCCGGCAAATACAATAGGCGAAGATTTCGACGTTCATTGGATGAATATCGAAGGTGCAACAGTGGCAGATGTTTATGAGCTTGTTATTTATGCGGCAGAGGTTGAAATCTCACGAAAGCGTTTTACCGTCTCGGTGGTCGTCGGGAATAAAACAGCGCTCCCACCAGTGTCTATACAAATGCAAATTCAACCTAAAAACACTCAAATCCAAACCAAGGTGGCCAGCGCCATCGGTGGATCAGACGTAACAATATCATTTGAATATCATACTTATTAGGAGAATATAATGAGTGTAACATTAAAAAATGCGTATTTGGCCCAAGTGGCGGCAGAGAACACAACCCTAGCCACAGCCCAGGAAAATACCGTTTGGAGGGTGATTAAGTGTACGGCTACCAACGATACGACAACGGCGGTTGTTATCACGTTTCACAAGGTTGAGTCCGGTGGCTCCGTTGGCGATACCAAGTTGATATTAAACGCTAAAATATTAGGGGCTAAAGAAACATACGAATGCCCCGAAGTTGTGGGCCAAGTGCTGGAAGCCGGGGACTTTATAAGCGCCATTGCGGGTAGTGCGGCACAGGTCACGGTGTCTCTTGATGTAGTGGAGATCGTATGAGCCAAGAGCTAGCAAAACAAAACGAATTGCTTGGAGCTATGGATATTATTATTAATTCCGAAGATTGCTCCCTAGAGGAGAAATGTCTTTCTCTTGAGAAAGTATTAATCAAAGAAGATCAAATTGGTTGTCCTGTTATTCATAGGTTCGGCCCCGGCATTTATATAAGAGAAGTTTTTGTCCCCGGTGGATCTTTTGTTGTTGGGCATAGACACAAAACAGAGCATCTAAATATCGTGCTTACAGGCAAAATGTCAATGTTGCAGGAAGATGGTTCAATAAAAGATATCATTGCGCCGACTATTCTTGTTTTTAAACCTGGGAGAAAATGTGGATACGTACACCAAGACCTGACTTGGTTAAACATACATTCAACAACAGAAACAGACGTTGAAAAATTAGAATTAACATTTTTAGACAAAACTCCTTTAATAGAAGAAGAGACACAACATATAAACAGAGCGATTGATAATGAAGATTACAAAAACGTATTAAAAGAATTTGGACTTACAGAAGAAGTGGCGAGGGCGCAATCTGAAAATGAAGAAGATCAAATACCATTTCCATACGGCGGCTATAAGACACAAGTAAAAGATTCAGACATAGAGGGCAAAGGAGTTTTTGCATCGGCAGATATTATTCCCGGTGAATCAATAGCCCCTGCCAGACTAAACAGCAAAAGAACCCCGGCCGGGAGATATACGAACCATTCTATATCACCAAACGCAAAGATGGTAATGATTAATAATGATATTTTTCTTGTAGCAACAAAAGACATTAGAGGTTACAAGGGTGGTTTTATAGGTGAAGAAATAACTACGGATTACAGAACTACCTTAAGCCTTAGATTGGAGGTATAGACATGTCGGGAGTAATGATGGCGGTAGGAACTGGCGTTGCCGGTTTGGCCATAGCGGGCGCAAGTATATATGGGGCGGGTGAACAATCCAAAGCCATAGGTGAGTCGACCGCGGCCCAAACAGAGGCTGCAAAAGAATCGTTAGCTTTTCAGCGACAGGTTAGGGAACAGAACTTACAACAGATCCAAGAAGCTGTTGACGCTGGATTGATAAGCATCCAAGAGGGCAATGCCAGGGCCGAAGCTCTTTTACAACCCCTTGCCGGTTTGCAACCCCTGGAACAAGCACAGCAGCTATTGACACAAGGGCCGGGCGAATTAACCCCGCAACAAAGTCGAGAATTTGGCAGAGGCACCGAAGCCTTACAGGCCGGATTTTCTAGAGTATCGGGTGGCGGCGTATCAAGCAGAGCCTTAGAAAACGCCCAGATATTCGGCCAAGATTTTGAAGCAAGAAGGCTTGACCAACAATTAAACCGGCTAATCCCGTTTATTAATCTTGCCACAGGAGCCAGAGAAAGTCTTGCAAATCTGTCGTCCGGTGGTGGCGTACAAGAGGCTAATTTACGCCTTGGAGGGGCTTCCGCTCTTGCAGGCGTGCCGAGCCAAGGCATTGCCTCGACAATGAGCAATATAGGCCAAATTCAAGGCGCAGGGGCTATACAGCAGGCTAATGTGACAACCGACCTATTAAGCAACTTAACCGGTATCGGGGGCAACCTGCTAAATCTTGGGATACAAAGGCCCCAATTATTCCAGCGTGGGGGCTCAACGGCAGGTGGTGGTTTTGGTGGTGGCGCTAATCCAGGCCTTGGTTTTGGTTCAGGTCTCGGTGGTTAATATAATAAGGAGATAATCATGGCAAACGGAACGCAAGAGCTTAGGCCGCTAAAGATTGCAAAAAACCTCCCCAATCTTGCACAGTCTTTCACGGAGCGCGATAAAATACGGCAGCAAGCTAGTGTTACGGCCTCCAATCTTCGAGGGGCCAGCATACAACAACGGGGACAACTGCAAACCCAGGACATACAGGCCCAGAACGTACAACAGGCCAAACAGGCACAAGCGCAGTCAAGGTTAAAAAATTTAACCGTGGCTTTTCGTGGAGTTGACTCTCCTGAGAAATTTAAACTTGCCATGGATATACAGAGGGCATATATCCCTCCAGAAGGGTTGGCACAATTTGAAGAAGGCGCCAATAGGCTTTTCCCTGAGGGGTATGACCAAGAAAGGATTGACCAGTTTGTTAATACTCTGGGAGACCCTCAAAAGCTAATTAACTTAAGCAAGGGCGCAAGGCTTGTTGACCCCATAACGAAGGAAACTATTGTCGGGGCCGGAGGCGGTGCAGAAGATTTATCGTCCTATTCAAAGAAAAATCAAGACGGCTCGGTTAGGACTATAAAAAACGTTACGCCAGGATCACAGCAAGCGCAGCAACTTGAGGCTAGCGGGTTTGTTAAGGGCACACAGACGGTAGGTATTAAGCCTTCGGCGGAAGAAAGAAAAGAACGACGGCTAGTGAAAAACGTAGACAAATTGTCGGCCCTGGCTACAGCCGATCCAAACAAATTCCATGACGATCATAACTTTAGGCAAAACGATGATGGAAGCCTGTATATAGATCCCGTTACCGATGCGCCTCTTAGACTAAAGCCTTTTACAACTTCTTTAGGAAAAAGGGGTAATGTGGTTTCCGTAAAGGCCCTTGGTGAACAAATGAACGATGCCGGAGAATTGCTTGAGCTTATGAATATAAAATCCGTTCAAGAAAATTTAAAAAGAGCAGACCGGGAAGGCATGTGGGACCAAGTAGCGGGCAAGTGGAGCAATAAAATTAAACGATGGATGACTGAAAGCGGTATTGCGGGGGACTCTCCAACGGCCACAGCTATCGCAAGAATCCAGAGGATGGCCTCAGAAGAGCGTAAGCGTTTTATGGGAACTGCGGTTACAGATAATGAGATTAGGTCATCTCTGGCCTGGATGCCGAGCGCAGGCGATTCCTTCGAATCTATTATGAACAAAGCCAACCTAATGCAGGTCGAGGCCAAACAGGAGTTTATAAGGTGGCTTGATTTGTTCGAAAAAGATACGGACATGTCTACTTTTTATAAAGCCTTCGACATTAAGAGATTTGGAGAACAGCCGGAACCCATAAAAAGACCTTTGTCTGGTGCGGCACAAGATTTTTTAACCAAAAAGGGGTTGTAATAAATGGCCGACTTCAACCAATTAAGAAGTGATCCTGATTTTCTCGCGTTGGATTCTAACACAAAAATAGAGGTTTTACAAAGTGTTGATGCTGATTTTGCGGCATTATCGTTTGATACCCAAAATGAGGTTATCAATAGCCTTGGCATACAGCAGCAGCCCCCAGGGGTGTCTGAACAACAGCCCATACAGCCTTCTCCTGGATTTATCGGCACCGTTGAGCAGGATGTTGATATTGAGGCCATTAAAACCGATGTGAATACCGCCGCAAGTAATGTGCCTAAAAGCGGGGCAAGATTCATCGAAGATTTAATTACTCCTTTCCTGAATCCTATTGATACTGCAAAGGCCGTTGGAAATTTGGCCATAGGCACCGCTGAAAAATTAATACCAGGTAAGCAGGAAAAAGAGATATTTGCAGACCAAATGGTTGATTTTATTAAACAACGATACGGTACAAAAGAAGCCTTTAAACAAACCCTCATTGAAGATCCGGTCGGTGTAACGGCTGATATTGCTTCTGTTGTTACTGGTGCAGGCGTGGCCGTAAAGGGTGTGGGGAGAGCAACAAAGATTCAAAAGATATCAGACGTAGGCGAAGCCATTACCAAGGCAGGCGCAGGGCTTGAGCCGCTTCAAATTACAAGAAAAATCACACTAGAAACAGCTAGGCCTTTTATACCTAAAGAGTTGCCGGGAAGAATGTTTCAAAGTTCTGCCAAGTTCAGCACCACGTTGACGGAACAACAGAGAAAAGCGTTGACAAGAACGGCCCTTGATAACGAGATCCTTCCAAACGTTGCGGGCCTTGATAAAATACGATCTGGAATAAACGAGCTAAACGACCAGATAACAAGCTTGATTGATGACGCCACAACTTCCGGGCAAAAAATACAACTCAAATCATTTTTTAAGGGGTTTCGTGAATTAAAAAAAGAGGCTTCTTTGTCTGGGAGGCCAGTTTCAAGTCAGCGGCAAATTGAAAATATAGCAAGAGAAATAGGAAGAGCAAACAAAAAAATAGGCCGAAAAGAATTTACGCCCCAAGAAGTTCAGAAGTTAAAGCAACAAATATACAAAGAAACCGAATCTTATTATGGCAAGGTAACTGAAAATCCAGCAGCAATAAAAGCACAGCAGGCGGTGGCCAGGGCGGCGAAAGAATCCTTAGAGGAAATCTTCCCGGAGATCGGTCAATTAAATAAAAAAGAAGCTGCATTGATAGAGCTAAACCAAGCCATTGAAAAGTCGGCAAGCAGGATAGCAAACAGGGATCTTCTAGGAATAGGCGTTCCTATAAAAGGAGTTGCCGGTGGTGTTGCCGCAGGTCCGTGGGGGGTTGCCACAGGCCTCGGACTGGGCTTGCTTGATAGTCCAACAGTAAAGGCCAGGCTCAGCATTATATTGAATAGGCTAAAAAGACAAGGTGTGCAGATATCGCCTAATTCTGGATTTACGGCTTTAGGCTTATTTCAGGCCGGAAGGTTGGGAGAAGAAAATGAATGATAGATACGATGTATATAAATGGATCATCGTGATAATAATATTTTACCTTCTTTTTTAAGGAGCAGGCATGGCAACACAAATAATAAATCCAAAGATCCAGTTTGATGACGATAACGGAGATCCTTGCGCGGGCTGTAAGGTGTTTTTTTACGATACCGGCACCACGACCAAGCGCGATTCTTTCACTGATTCAGGGGAAGGAACCCCCAACAGCAACCCTGTTGTTCTCAATTCCGCAGGTCAGGCAAGCATATGGATCGATGGTCAATACAGGGTTGTCCTTGCTCCTGCTACAGATACCGACCCCCCGGCCTCGCCGATTTGGACGGTTGACAATGTAGACTCGGTAATAACCTTAACCCTTGCCTCGGATGCCATATTTCTAATAGGCCATAATTCAGACGGAACCCATAGAGCCTATGATTTACTTTCAAACCATGCCGATTTGGCCGCCGCCGTAGCAACCATCGCGGCAACGCCGACACTGTTGAAGCTAGACCAGGCAGATAGTTCAAATGCTACAGTTCCAAGGACGTTAGCCGTTCAGCCTGTTATCGGAAACGTTATGAGCGGCACCGTAGCGTGGAATGGGCCTGTTGAAACAGAACCGTTATTTCAATGGCTATCAGGCTCCGGCCATACCTTTAGCCCGGCAGCGGTAAAGCGCATATTCCCGGATTGGTGGCAGACAAATACCACGCCTCGGACTACGGTGATGGACACGGCAATTCAGCTTGCAATCAACGCTTGTCTTAATGCCTCAACGGAAAGCATAAATCTGCATTTGCCTACCGTGTGTAATATTGAGACTGGTGGCATAGATATTGACAAGGTGGTGGACGGCCAACCAGATTCGTATTTTATGATTAGTGCTGTTCATCAGGGGGGCTTTTATACGAACGAAGCAATAACCATGTTTTCCAATACGTTCGATAATTCCACAGATCCCCAAACTCAGCTAGTTTTATTTGATCATGTGCCTTTTGAAAGCGGCACACCTTCAAACGAAGCTTATGTGATCAACGGAAACGCTTTTCTTAGGACGGAATTTAATTATTGTGATTTCGACGCAATAAAATCATTAACCGCTACTATTTACACCCAGGCTATCGCGTTTGAAAACTGCAACATGAGACGATGGGAAGGAATATTTTATAATTCTCCCGTCGTCAGTTTCGATATCCATTTCAACCATTGTATCGCCGAGGCCGGAGGCGCATTTGCCGTTATAAGGGCCGCAGTTGGTTGCGGGTTTTTAAGCACCGAGATTGAAGGAATGTCAGACACGGCTATTAAATACGACCAAGCACAAGCGTTATCAATCACCGGCCCTTGTTATTTCGAGGGGAACGCTAGAGACAGCGGCTATGATATTGACGGAACCCCCGGAACCGGCTCAGAGGCAACGACCTCTCATGCGGTTACAATTAACGCTATATTATCTCATGTTAATAATCAGGCCTATGTACCCTTTAATATGCAGAGCATTAAATGGGGTTTATGTGATTCTTCAAGCTCTCAGTGCTATTTTTCTGGAAACAATTTAGTTCAGGGTGACGACACTACTCGATGGGACGTGACTAATCCCGCAGGCGATACATGGCGGTACACATGGGACGGCACCGGCACTGACCCGGAGATAACAACGAACCTGTTAAATGATTATGGCGTTACAATAGAAGCGGCCTTTTGGACGAATGAGGCCCTATATCTTGGTGACGATACCACTCAGTGGGACGTAACAGACCAGACCGGCGACGTTTGGAGATACACTTTTGATGGAACCGGCACCGACCCCGGCATAACGACCGATCTTTTAAATGGATATATCTTAACCATAGGCGGCGGCTTTAATGCAGTAAATGAGGGCACATTTACCGTTACCGATTCTGACACCGACTGGTTTGAAATTACTAATGCGTCAGGAGTAGAAGATCTAAACGTTACGGATGCCTTAATTTCATCCCTGTTTTACAATAATCAAGGCAGATTTATTATTACCGACTCCGATACAGATTACTTCGAAATCACCAACGAAAACGGATATGTGGAGAGCGATATTACGGGGGCCACCATTACTGCCAGGGCGGTCATGCACGACCTGTTAAACGACGGAGCCGCGGTTAAATCAAAGGTTAAGACAAATGACTTTGCAACAACGTTCTTTGCGGTTGATGGAGGAGAAGCAAACGCATATTTTTCGGCTCAACCAGCGGCTACGCAAACCAATATAGAGGTAGGCTCCGACGTTAAAATTGAATTTGGAACAGAAGTGGAAGACGTCGGCGGTAATTTCGCATCAAGTATTTTTAAGGCGTCAAGGACAGGGAGACATCGATTCCCCATAAAGGTTACTCTGGTAAACCTTGATAGTTCAGCAACGTCATACGATGTAATCCTTAGAACATCGGCGAAAGACTACGCATATACTTACGACCCACGCCAGCTTGCCGGAGACATAGCTGTAATGCCCTTTGCATGGACAGAAGACGTTCCAATGGTAGCGGGGCAAACCGCACATCTAATAATAAACCAAACCGGGGGATCGCAGCAGACAAATATTTCAACGGCCTCCTCGTTCTCCGGGGGATACATTGGATATTGATTTTAATAAAAAAGGAGTGTAATATGGGCGGCAGAAAAACAGTTAAAAAGCCGAAAAAGAAGCCAAAGAAGGGCACGAAGAAATGATTTGGAATTTGGTAATCATGGCCGTATGTTTTGGGGCTATCGTTCAAAGGGATGCAGACAGGTTTAAAATAGGCTGTTTATTTGCATCGGCCATAGTGTTCCAAGACATTATGTTCAGCCCCGAAATGGGCTTTCTATACTATTTTTCTGATACCCTTATAATGTTATGTGTTGCCTCGTTTATCGTAACTACGGGCCTAAATGGACGCTTTAAGCGTGATTTACTGGCTGTATGTGGGGCGGCAATGGCGATTAATGTATGCGGGTGGGCTGTCTGGGAATTATCTTATTTATGGGAAGCGGCATTCCCGACTGATTTATATTATTATTCCTTTTTAATCCTCTACTGTGTGGCTGCTATCACATTGCTAAACGAGGAAATTAATGTGGGAAACTATAACAACTATCGGCAAGGTGTTACTGTTTTCAGTGGTGGTAATTAAGTTTGGGCTTATCCTCGTAAAATATAACCGGGAGAAAGAACTTGAGAGGCACAATGATATCATTAGGAAAAACCGTAGCCCATGATATTAAGGTAGGTGCCCCGGTGGCAGCAGTAACCACGGCGGCGGGTGTGGGGGGATGGCTTGATATTATACCGGCATCAGATATAAGCAAGATAGGCCTTATCATAGGTATTATATTATCAGTGGTGCTTATCGTTACCCATACAACAAAGGGTATTATCGAATGGAAAAAAGGAAACCTTGAAATAAAGTTAAAAGAATTAGAGATCGAAGAAGCACAAAACGAAAATAATAACGAATCGTAGTCCTGGGAAGATTCTTTCCCCCTCCTTCCTCGGATGTGGCCCCAGCAATTAATTTTGTCGGGGCCTTCTTTCGCCTAAAGCCCACTACTTTTCATGGCGCACCGCTACTTTCTTTGGCGCAATTTTCCTTGACCGGGTATTTTCCAAAATAAATAAAAAAAATATTTGCTAGGTCCCTTCTTTTAAAATCAATAGGTTGCAAAGTATGCTACACGAGATGTAGCATATGCGACTCAAGTTCTGTTGATCCTATGCCGATACTAGTTGACAAGATGTTAACGCTTTGCTAAATTATAACCATAACGCAGTTCAGGGCCACAGAGATCCGCCCTACAACATAAAAGAGATGGGAGGCCATTATGAATCCGTATTAGAAATAATACACAGCTTTCGCCGGGCTTGAGCTTATCAACCCGGTCCAGGCAATTAAGCCGACGAGAGGGGAAAGGGAATGAAATATCAAATTAAACACAAGATTTCAGGTAAAATTCTTTTCGAAGCGGAAACAAAAAACTTTAAACTATGTGTAGAATTGGGCGTTAATAAAAAAGCCGATCTCAGGGGAGCCGATCTCAGGGGAGCCGATCTCTGGGGAGCCGATCTCGGAGAAGCCGATCTCTGGGGAGCCGATCTCAGGGGAGCCAGGGGTATTGTTGCGGTTGATTTTTATGGGTATTCTTTGTATATCCAACTACAAAAAACAAAAATAGGTTGCGAAGATCGCAACAATAAAGAATGGTTAGAGATGGATTTTGAAATAGCAAAAAAAATTGGTTGTCCCTCTAAAGAACACAATGCAGCATATAAAAAGCTTATTAGGGCTGGCGTTGCAACATTAAAGCTAGAGAAAGGAGAACAGCCTAAATGGAAAAATTGATAACAGGTAAAGACGTTTACAACTGGCGAGTCACGGAATATCCAAGATTATCACAAGAAAAAGCGGGTAAGCTTCTAGGGTTCGCTGACAAATCCGCTATGTGTCGAGTCGAAAAAGGCGGCGAAGTATCACGGAGGACAGGCCTCATAATGAGATACAGGGAGCTAATTCCATATCTGGCCCTTAATAAACTCGACCAGGAAATATTGGAGGGGAAATGAAAGACGGCGCAGAAGTAACGAGAAGAGGCTTATTAGATATGCAAGTATGTATACCTAAAAGCTGGGAAGATGGAGAAGTCCTCGAATTTGCAGAAGCTGAGAATCCATGTGGAACTACTCATGGTTGGTCTATTAGAAGAGAGGGTTCCGAATATCTATCAGGTTCGCCAGAAAGAGTCCCGTGTGTTGAAAAACCAGACTATGTTCACATAATGTTAAATGCCTAAGGAGGCCCCATGAAAGAACTAAAATTAACCACAAAGAACGTCGCGCATATCTTAAACTGTGGCCCTGACGATGTTGCCGAGCTAATCAGGAAAGGCAAATTAAAGGCGAGTAGAGAGCCTGGTACACATCCCTGGGTCATTAATCTATCAGATGTAAAGGCTTATCAACGGTCATTGAAGGGGAGGAAATAATGGTAACGATATCAACATGGAATAAATGCCTTGATATTTGGGGCAGAAGAATTGACGGGGAAACGATAATGGGGAGCTGCCCTTTTTGCTTGGCCGTTTACGATCGATGTAAAGATGGTTGCCCGCTTTATCTTACTATAAGTGGTTGCCTCGATACCCCGTATAGCGCTTGGAGTGCTAACCAAACACCAAAAAACGCCGAAGTCTTCTTTGAATATCTGGTCTCTATTTTACCGGAAAACTACCCGACATTAGAATAGGGAGTAGGAAATGATAGCCCGCTTCTTAAAAAGAAAGAAGTATAAGAGAGTGAAGAAGAGAGACAAGGATCTTCACTTCAAATGTCCCGGTTGCGGTGAGTTCTTCCGTGTTGACCAGATAAAAATTAACCAAAAAGGCTATTCACATAAGGGGGATTGTAAATAATGAAAATGGAAAGAATCAAAACTGTCCTTTGTTTGTTAGCTTGTTTTTGTGCCATTCTTGGCATTTCATGTCAAATTAATGGTCACGATCTGGCGATTATATTCTGGATTGCATCGTCAGGGTTATGGGCCACCCATTCAATCATTATGATGTTACAGGGGGTTTGTAAATAATGGGAAGAAAACCAAAGTATTCATGTGAAAATTGTATATGGGCAGATTGGGAAGTAGACACGACATCGGGCAAGGAGCAATCGGCATTTGGCATATGCGGAGTTAATTTTAAACCTCCTCATTCATACGGAACCATTGTCAATATGCTTTGGTCTATGCCGGTAAAGAAATTTATCAGCAAGGCAACAATGCCAAATTGCCCGTGTTGGGCCAGCCTAGAGGAAAAATAAAAATGTTAACACAGAAACGTCTAAAAGAATTTTTACACTACAACCCAAAAACAGGTATATTTTTTTGGAAAAAGGCCAATAGTAATAGTATTAAGGTTGGAGATATTGCTGGAAATGATTCGACTAAATGCGTAAGAATAATGATATGCAATAAAACGTATAAAGCCCACCGATTAGCATGGTTGTATATGAAAGGATTTATGCCAACAAATATAGGAATAGACCATATAGACAGAAGGCCATCTAATAATATATGGAGCAATCTTAGGTTAGCGTCGAAACAATGTAATGCAAGAAACGGGAAAGTAAGAATAAATAGCACAACAAGAATTACAGGCGTACATTTTCATAAACGCAAACAGAATTTTGAAGCAAGAATAAAAATAAACTACAAAGTAATTTATCTCGGAAACTATAAAACAAAGCTGGAAGCGGCTAGGGCCAGATGGAAAGCAGAGGTAAAATTTGGATACCCAACATGCAACCTAACATCATCCGCGCTTGAATACATAAAACAACATTCATAGTTTGGGAGGCTAAATAATGGATTTCACTAATCAACTCAAGGATTTACGGAAGGCGTTTAAATGGGCCGGGGCAGAGAAGACAGATTTTTGTGTTAAGTTTGAACAATGGCTCCACCAAATGTCCGAGGATGCTAGCCACAATATTTATAATCCTGCCTCGCCCGGCACATCTTTTAAGTGTGGCCTAGTTATGTCAATAAGCATTTTACCCGGCCTTGATTTTACCGATTGCAGTATAATAAACTTTTCAGATACAAGGGGATTTTACGACTTCATAGACTGGCTAGTTATACCAATGGAATTGGAAGAAATCAACAAATTACCGGATCTTACCAAATAACCAAAGAAGGGGGAAGGAAATCGTGGAAAAACTAGCAATACGTGACGAGACGGCCTTAACATCCGCACAGGAGCATTATCAATCGGCCCTGACAGAAACATCCAACAAGGTGGTGTTTGTCAACCAGGTGGCCCTAGAGGTGCTTGTAAAGGGGGAGAATGGCTCTGGCGATTACAGCACCATACCGGGATGCGGAAACAAGCCGACCCTTTTAAAACCGGGAGCCGAGAAAATATGCCTTGCCTTTGGATTCGTCCCTAAATATGAGATTGAGAAAATCAATCTGCCGGGAGGCCATAGAGAATACGAGATAACCTGTCTGCTTTATAACCGGGATGGAGTTTATCAAGGTTCCGGGGTAGGCACCTGCACCACGATGGAAAGTAAATATCGTTATCGTGAAGCTCAAAAGAAATGCCCCGAATGTGATGCAGAGGCATTAATTATCAACAGCTACGGTAAGGGAGAGATGAAGGGCGGCTGGTTTTGTTTTGGTAAAAAAGGGGGGTGTGGCAAGGCGTTTAGGAAGGACGACAAGGCCATAACCGATCAAGAGTCGGGCAGGATGGAAAACACCGATTTTGCCGATCAATACAACACTGTCAAGAAGATGTCCAAGAAACGGGCCTATGTTGACGCTACAATCACGGCCTCGGCTTCCGGCTCCCTGTTTACCCAGGACATTGAAGACATGAAATTCAAAGAAGGTCCGGCCCCGGCATCAACTCCCGCACCAAAAAAAGAAGTGGTTGAGGCTAAAGACGCGGAAGAAGATCCACCGCCAATTAAAGAAGTTTTGGACAGAATATTTCCCGGCGGCCAGATATTACCAGAGCAAGGCGATCTTCAACCGCTGGACCCAAAGGTGAGCGAGGCCAGAGAAAAGTCTATTGCCGATCATAGCAAAAAGACCGGGGCTAATATGGAGGCCCAAAATGCCGCTAAGGACGCAAGTAATATAAAAGATGGGTTGATGTGGGTTCGGACGGTTTTAGACCAGGAATACGGCATTTCAGAGATGTCAGACGTGTTTATGTCCTGGCTTAAGTCCATGGTGGCCAAAGAAGTACTCGACCTATGCAACCATGAAGAGTTGCAGATGATTTATAAAGAGCTTGGCAACAAGGAAGGGTCTTTGCATAAACTAATTAAGAAGGCTTAATAAACATCTGCCAAGGCAGGCATGAGGATAAAAATGAGAAAGAAATATATTTGTCGATCATGTAGTTTTGGATATGTTTGTTTTTTTGAAACCAACGTGAACAGTTCTAAAATTCCTTATACCCTTCCACATCCAGACGTTTGCCCACATAAAGATGAAGACGGAGAAGCCTCCATTAAGGCTAACTGGAAGGACATAGCCGAGGACGAAAAGGAGCTTATAAAATGAAAGACAAGCCAACAGACGATAAACCCGTTGAAGAAGAGGAAGAGATAATTTACGACAATTTCTCTTCCGAACAGTATTATGCAACCCTAACATATCTTACTGAAAAGGGGAGGAGGGGATGATGGAACTGCTATGTAAAATCTTTGGCCATAAATATGTTGTTTATGCCAAGCCAAAAAAATTGTATTCAAAAGGAATACGGTGGTTAAATTGTAGTCGATGTGGCAGGCAGTTTGTAATAAACGACAAGATTAAATGTATTATTCCTATGGATTTTGAGTTGATGGATTTTCACGATTGGGAAGAGGTTTAGCCCGATTTCTGTAAAGCCAAGAGGGTAATCGTTGAAGAATAGGGGGGATATAGTGACGGATACAAAGAAATATGAACTAACCCTAAAGAATTTTGTTAAGTATATAAAATATTGTCAAAAATGGATTCCTAGGCTTGGCCTTGTTTCGTGGTCAATAGAGTATAATCTTTTTGATAAAGAAGAATGTGATGATATTGATGGCATGAAAGCAATGGTTTATTATAATTGTATCGGAAGAGTCGCAACTATTATCCTCAATAAAAGCTGGAACGAGGAGCCTACCGACAAAAGGCTTGAAAGAAGCGCCGTTCATGAGCTTATGGAGCTATTATTAAAGCCGTTGTCAATCTTGGCCGATGCTTCCGATAAAACAATAGAGGCAGAAGAACATAAAATCATTCGGGTATTCGAAAATGTTTTGGTGCCGTAAAAGGGAGAGAGAGGGGGGGGTATGGCTAAAATTATTATTGAAAACAACTCGGTACACTCTATGGAAGAGGCTCTTGATTATGTTAAAAGCGTCATCCTAATGGGAAAAGTTTCTGAAACATCAAAGGGAGAGCAGTATTGTTTTGTTACAAGCTGGAAAGATGGAACTGTTGTTTACGCCTACAAAAACACAAAATCAGATAGATTCAGAATAGAAACGTGTATTAAAAAATAATCGTTGAAGAATAGGAAGGGGATATGAGATCAATATCGTTTGTGTGGTTTAAACAAAACTGCAAATGGCTTGACGATGAAATAGGGTTCGACCTTGATAATGGAAAAGCCTATTGCAGACAAGATAACGATGAATGCTTTGAACAGTATTATATAGAGTCGTCCGGAAAATATATAAAGCTGAGTATATGCTCCGAGAAATGTTGCCCGGTATTAAAAAGATGTAAAAAGACTTGACATGATAACCGAGAAGAATAGGGAGGGGGCATGAAGATACTAAAAGAACAAACATTATATCAATGCTCGTATTGTGGCAAGCGATTGTTGACCAAGCAAGGATGTGCTTTACACGAAAACAATTATTGCAACAACCTTGAATCACCCAACGCAAAGAGAATTGATAATTTTAAAAAGAATTGTCAGCATAAAAACAGAGGCACGGCTTACAGATACATTCCTGGGGAAGCGGTACAAGAGCCTGATTATGACTATTGCGTTGAATGTGGTAAAAGATTTTAGTTGCCCCTTGACATGATAACCGATTATTGATATTTTAATACTTTAAGATGAACAGGTCTCGACCAAGGCCTAGAAATAGTAGGTAAACAATTGAATCCATTTATTAAAGCCCATTTTCGAAGAGTCCCTGCCAGTCGGGGAACCAGGTTTAACCTACTCCCTGGTTGGTCGCTCATTCGAATTTGGGCTTTCTTTGTTTTGGAGGATAGCCGTGGATTTACCAAAAGGATTAACTTATAAAAACCTCGTCGAGAAAAGCGTAAGGAACGCCGTATCCCATGATATGAGAGAGTCTCCCAGATGGGTAGCCGTTATGGATACGTTTGGTTTAGGAAGCACATACGCAGTCATGGTATGTAAACATTTTAACCTTGATCCTGACGAAACAATTGATGGAATTACATGTATGTCATGTTTTCATGACTAACAATCTTCCCGGCTGCTATTAATGCGGGATCTTAGGGGGATGATGTGAAAACAAATAATATATGTAGTGGTATTATTGGAAAATCAGTTCAGCCTACCGAAAAAGAAGAGGATGAATATTACGTCTGCTTCGAATGTGGTCAATCTGTCCATATGGCAGACCTCGGACAAGTTTTTCATCATGAAACAAAGGGACATAAGCCTATAGAATTAGATTCATAAAAACAGGCCTTGATTAGATAAGGAGGGGGAAGGATATGAGCATAACAATCTTAGAGGTATTACAAAACGCTGAATATAACTTGCGCCATGATAATTCACAAATAATAAAAGGGGTGGGGTTAGAACAACTACAAAATGCAATATGGTTAATGGTTTTTCTTGACCATCATGTAACAGATGATTTCATAGAAGAAGATATAAATGCTCCCGCTCTTAGAGAGTTTTTTGATATTAACAATAAATAGGCACAAGGAAGAACCGAATGCCGCACTTATCGCCTAAAATCATGCAGCATAATTCCTGCTTCCCGATTGCAGCGGAATCGGATCTAACCACGGATGGCTGTGTTAACCCTTTAAATAGAGATAAGACTGCCACTGCCAAGCCTAAGCCCTTGGTTATCCCGATATAAAACGGGGACCGCAACCCTATAAACATGCTAATGGGTGAACGGATATCGCAAAGTTTTGATAAGGTGCTGAAAAAACGCCGCTTACACTTCTCTATTAATTAGCACCTAGTTCTTGAATCTACGGCAGGTCGAAAACAGCATGAGCCCGAGAACAGCGTTGGTACTAGGAAAACCTAATATCAAAATGGGTAAGCTTTCTAAAAAGTAAGGAGGACAAAATGGGGTGGGCAAAGAGGCCATATGACTATGCAGACTGTTTGAGGGTTAGCCCCTCTCAGCTTATAGCAAGGAAGGAAGAGCATTTGAAAAACCTTACAGTTGCCCAACAAACTGCATATGAAAAGATTAAAATATTATATCCTGATGCAGAACTAGAGTGGATTTTTTATCCTTATATTGTAGATATATATATTCCCTCTATCCATGTTGCCATCGAAATAGATGGGGCCAGCCATAAAAATAAAAAAGATTACGATAAAAGACGCGATAAGGTTTTAAGATCAAAGTACAGATTGAAAGTATATCGATTCAAGAATAGAGAAGTTTTCACCGAAAGGTTTGACATGAAGATAGTGGGTTTATTAAAAATAGCCCAAATAAAGAAAAGCAAATAGGTAGGGGGCAAGATAAGGTGTATCAATATTTACCAGGATAAAGCGTAATCGATTCGATACAAAGGGGGTAGAATATGAGTAGTTCGTTATATTGGGAACCGATAATTAACAGAGGAAATCATTTGAGCGATGAGTTAAAATATATATTGCGGAAAAGATGGGGTACGTCTTTCGACCTAAGGCTCATGGATAAGGATGTTGATTATCTAATAGGTCTAAAACATGGCTGCGAAAAAGAAAAGACAGGCAAAGAGATAGACACCCTGTTGCAGGCGATTGAAAGGCATGATGAAATTAGGATATGGGACGGATATATGTAGTTTTGGGGGCCAAGCAAAGGTGTATCAATATTTACACAGGATTGTTAATAAGGGGAAATGATGAGTAAAATTAAATGGTGTGACAAGACCTGGAATCCGATTACCGGATGCACACCCATATCGGAAGGTTGTCAGAATTGTTATGCAAAGCGCATGGCAACACGGCTTAAAGGGCGGTTCGGGTATCCCGCTGATGATCCGTTTAAAGTGACTTTCCATTCCGACAAGCTAACCCAAGCTATAAGCTGGAGAAAGCCACGCAAAATTTTCGTTTGTTCGATGGGGGATTTGTTCCATGAAGATCTCCACCCCGAATATGCCCGTAGAGTCGTTATGTATTCAAGAATGCTTTCCAGACATACTTTTGTGTTTCTTACCAAAAGACCTCAAAACATCATCAAGAAATTAAGCCCCAAAGGAAAACAACCTATAAAATTTTCCGACAACTCCTGGCTCGGTGTATCAGCCGAAAACCAAAAGCGAGCCGACGAGCGGATCCCCACCCTGCTCCAAATTCCAGCGGCGAAAAGATTTGTCAGCCTTGAGCCTCTTTTGGGGTATGTAAATTTAGACGAGTATGTCTGGAAAATTACTCATATTGATAAATATCGTATTGATTGGGTAATTGTGGGATGCGAATCAGGTCCAAGACGAAGGCCAGCAAAAATTGAATGGGTAGAAGAAATCGTTAAGCAATGCCAAATGGCCGATGTTCCGGTATTCGTAAAACAAGCCGAGATCGACGGCAAGATTGTCAAGATGCCTAAAATACTTGGCCGTGTTTGGGACCAGTTTCCAGAATAGGGGGTAATATGGAAGCAATAATAACAAGCAAAGGCAAGGAGCTATCAGATAAGCAGGCAGAGAAGTTCCTTGAATTTTGGGAAGCATTTGAGTATAAGAACGATAGGGCCAACGCCGCAGAAGCATGGTTAAAACTAAAGGTTGGCCCCGTATTGCACGACAAGATGATAAGGGCGGCAAAGGAAGAGGCCAAGCAAAGGCCCGCATTAATAGCCCAAGGAACGACGCCTATATACGCCCAGGGATGGATAACAGCTAGAAGGTGGGAGGATGCAAA